TCGACTGGTCTTCCCGGATCTTCGACTGGTCTTCCCGGATCTTCGACTGGTCTTCCCGGATCTTCGACTGGTCTTCCCGGATCTTCGACTGGTCTTCTCGGATCTTCTTGTAGCCTTTGAATTCTGTATTCTGCTTCAGCCAAGAGTAACAAACAACGCTCTTCTTCGTTGTCATCAATATTGGAAGTAATAAGATTATTGATCATTTATTATACTTGAAGTATATGCCGACAATTCCAAGCTTAAAATTAACCGCGAATCCGTCCAAAGAGAAAAATTAGGGTTTCAAAGTAAATGTTCCGACTTGACACGAGAAAATATGCAATTAAAAGTTTCTTTGAATATTCAAGTTTGTAAAAAATGCACTCAAAGATGCTAATATTACCCTATCCCAAAGGGTAAGTCTTGTCCGGTGGTTTTATGGTTTAAAACCATAAAACAACAAGTCTTGGATGAAATTTAAAGCTAAGAAGATTAAAAACCATTACTTAAACAATTTTCATAACATCTCTCAACACATGCTTGTCCTAAACCGTAACATTCACGATCACATGTATTAGAATTACATGTATGAGACGTGGTCATATATACTAAATATAAGAAAATAAGAATTTTATACCATACCCTACCGATCCCTTTGGGATCTGGTACCCTTCGGGCGCCGCAAAGCGGTAATATAACAATCCCGCGACAGAAGGTATACTTCATTTATTACAGGTGAAATGCACCTGTCGTAAGACGTATTTTAGTTTCAATATACGATGGTATAAATATTTATTAATCAGTCACAAATAATTTATACAATCTCCATCTCATTTTAATGCTCTAAAAGCATTAAAATGTAATTGAAGGGCTTTACATCATATCATACATGATATCATTCAAAAAGCCGGAAAACCGTTTCAATGTTTTTTTGCTCAAATCGGGCGCCAGCAAACGCACCACGTGAGAGGTCTCGTTGATTAATTGATACATTTCTTCTTGGTCATTTTCTCCATATCGAAATCGCTTTGCGATTTCATCCAATATGATCCAAACTCGTTTTGGCGCAACCAAAGTCTTTGGATTTATGAATGGCCACAGACGAGCTCCTTCGCGAAAGAACACGTCGTATTTTTCGCGATCCGTTTCAATTTCGCCATATTGGTCCATATGTGCCTTTACATGTTCGTATGTATGCATTGTCTTGATATCTGTTTTATATTTTATTTTTGAATTATTAATCATTTTTCACACCGATGCGTGGATGTGTGCCTTGCGAAGGCTTCGGAACATGAATGTCAGTTACCATAAAAGATGATATGCCCAGAAATTTGAGTAATTTTTGTTTTTATATGTGTATTCCCCATATTTGTTTGTTATTTTGGAATTTGTTATTCTGTAATTTGTCCTCCTCTTCGGGTCCTTGTGCGTCGTAAAATCGTCATAGCGAATGTCGCCAAAGTGAATCCATCGATCATTGTAGTACCGCTTTGCGGCGCCAGAATGGTAAACCGCATATTTTTATTTAACTGCCACGAGTTGACAATGTCTTGAGCTCCGTAAGAATATGCTTTTGTCTTGATAGCGTTGGAAACCATTTATTTTAATATGCTTTTTGGAACGTCAAATAACAGACTTTAGCGCTGTTTGGTTTTCCGATTGTATAAGCAGGGATGTCGCTCAACTCTGCGATGTTTTGTACAGATGCGGCTTCTTGTAAGACATCTGTAACAAATTTTGCAAAGTCTTGTGATGTATATTGTCCGTCGAATTTTTTAAATGGTGTGCCATTAACATAAAAAATTATAAGAGGGACGTGTCTTAGCGGTGTTGTTGTATCTGCCGACATCTCAATTAATTTAACCGAGTCGTCGTCATAAACATTTACCATGCATATTTGTATCGTTGGGTGTCCGATGTATCTCAACAATATGGGTTTGATTATATTACATTGGTCGCATTCGTCAGTGTAAAACATTGTTATACTAAACTTGCTGTCGAACGTATGAACGAGATGTTTAGCTTTGTCGGTTGTTAAAATATCAAAATCTTCAGTTTCTAGCATAAGCAATCCTCTTGTTGAATTCATTTATTATCTGACTTTCTTAGCAGTTCCGCATGTGGGGTCGTCCACGACAAGTTGTTTGTCCATAAATACCTTAAATATATTTTCACATAAAACAGGTATTCCTTGTCCGTCCCAAAATGCCACTCTTTTATAATCTTTGAGACGTCCGCCGTCCTTGACAATGTCTTTAAGCGCTTTTTTCATAGTTTGTTTGTCGCCTTCGTCAAAATCAAACTCGAGCGGAGGATTTAACTCGACGCGGTTTAAGATGTCCACCAGTTCGATTTTATGGTAATTTTTGCAACGTTTGCCGACACTTTTCATACGTTTGTCATCGACAGGTTCGTCGCTCCCTTTGGGTACTCGTTTCAAACAGAAATCATTTGAAGTTCTATTTAAAAGACCAATATACCCATATGGATTTTTTGAAGTTGTAGTATAATTCTTCATATTTACAACCTCCTCCCTTTCTTGTTCTGTGCATATGCGCCATTTTTTAAGATCGTCAGAGCATTTGTAGGCATTTGCATCAAGCCACGCAAATGCCTTGTTGTTGTGTATTTTGTAATAAAGGCGATAGTTATTGAGTATCATATCGCGTTTAAATTGAACATCTGGGTCAAGTTTGCGGTCTTTGACTGTTATGCAGCTCAATAATAATTTTTCTTGTAAAAAGAGTGGTAATTTGACCACTTCCTGTTGTAGTTCTGTCAAACTTTGTTTAGTAAATATTTGACGTACAACATTTACCATATAATTTTCTTGGTTTTCGTAGAGCATTTGATCGATGCTTTTACCGTTGAAAACCACTGTGTTTTTATAATAAAATTGATCAAGCATAGGATCAGAATCTAAATAAGATATCGATGGGAAAAATACATTATTTTTTTGATTAAGATAATAATTGCCTTCTGGTCTGGAAAAGAGAACTTGTCCAGACTCGATAATATCTTTGACAACAAGAAATATTTCAAAAGTTGTGTGTTTGGTTTGGTCGATTATAAATTTTAAAGTCAACGGTCCTTTTGATACGTTGGTTAATAACCACTGTCGTAGAGAATAAAAAGATTTGGACGTTGTAAAATATAATAACTTGTAATTTCGATGATCAATATCTCCGATTGTATTGTTATCACATGTATAATTACACTCTTGGTATTCACAGCTGCGTGTTTTATTTAACATATTATTGGCGACTAAATTTCGATCTTTGTTTAACTCGCAATCAAATGACGCTTCTTTTAACGCCCGCATTACCTTTTGAATAGCCTCATCTTTTGGTTCTGAGATTTCATACATGTGAAAATCTATGGAATCTTTTATTCTATCTGAAATAGATATATAATGATAGATTTTCACCTCTGGTATTATATTTTTATTTAATAAATCCGAGTGTGATCCTACCCGCAATCCTCTGGCTATAATTTGGCTGGTTTCAGAGTAATTCCAATGAGGAGTTAATATATATTCGGCTTGTATATTTTTAAAACTAAAGCCTTCCATCACAACTCTTGAGCCTAAAATGACTGAAATATATTCTCCGTGCATATTTCTAGAGTGGTTGAACGTTTTAATCAAAGATCTTTTTTGCGCATCTGAAGTAGTTGTTTGTGTAAGTATAATGTATCTTTTTTCTTTTGTTTTATAATCGACATCTGGCCGTGCACGTTGAAATCCATTTAAATCTAACAGTATCGAAAGCGTTATAAGACCAGATCCTTTGACAAATTCTGAAAAGACGAAAGAAGATTTTAAATCATTGTAATTTTGATCAAGTTTATTTATCAAATCTGCATATTTAGCCGAATACTGGTGTAAATTATTATAAAGGGTTTCTGCAACCGTCGGAGACGCAAATTTAAAATATCCAGTTGATATTTCTCTAATATTATTTTGGAACCCCAAAGATCCATATGTTCCGTCCGGGAATACCAATAGCGACGCTTGCCTGGATTGGCTAAAAATGGATTTTTCAGTCTCGTCCAAATTTTTGGCTTTCATATAATACCGTTCTTGAAATTTATCCATAGCGACAGGATAAACTTTTAAATGTTTTAACGGAGCAATTAATTGTCCTTGATTAATATAACTTACATCTGACATCATTGCTCGAAGGTAAGATACATGCCCTCGTATCTTTTTCTTGAACGTTTTTAAATTTTTAAGATCTGAATAAGATAATTTATCCTTTTTAATTATCAAATTTAAAAGGTCGATAATTTCTTCTGGTTGGTCTTTCATAGGAGTGCCTGTAAGAAGTAACACCTTGCGCGTCTTCAACAGTTGAAAAAGATTGTAAATTTCCATATATGCCGTTTCTTCGTCGCTTTTACGCAAATTATGGGCTTCGTCAATTATAAACAACGTATTTTCATACAAGGTGCTTTTTTCCTTGTTTTGTAATTTGCGCAAATTCTTAGTAAAAACTTCAAAGGTATTAAACGAATACTTTGACTTGACGTTTTTCTTAATCTTTTTAAATTTGTTCTGTTTTATATATCTTTCTGCTCCGTCGACATATTTATTCGAAGTGCACACGTTTGCGATTTCGTTGATGAAATTGTCTTGCAACCCTTCTCCTTTGGTCAAAATAATAATTTTGCCGATACTAGTGACAGCGTTGCCTTCGTATTCGGATCGCAATTGATACTTAATAAATTCTTCTGCGACGCTCACAGCCGTGCATGTTTTCCCAGTTCCCATTTCATGAACCAACAACAAGGCATCATACTGCGACCGTGGACTCATAAATGTCGCGATCATCTTTTGGTGAGTCATCAAATCGCCGGGATTTTGGGGGAACATTTCTTCCCTGTCCAATTTATATCTTCTAAACTCTTTTAGGTTATTAATGTCCTTATTAAATTTAGATGAAGAGATGGGATTGTACAGAGGCAGAAAATCATGTAAATTATATTCTTCCATTTATTATAAGCATTAATCCCATTCGCCGCCATCTTTAGAACTGTATTTTAAAAATACACATATAATAAAATATGGACCGTGTTGATAAAAATACTTTACGATTGGACTTTGGAACGGGCGGATATGTTAATTTTTGCGTATCTCGTGTCCAAAACAATTATACCCAAAATAATCTATTACCTATTACCATTGAGAAAGATGGCACGACCATTAATGTTTTTGGAGCAGAAACACTTCTCTCGGTTTTCCCCGTCTTTAAAACAGAACAAACATCATATTTTAAATTCGAACATAATGGCAAACGGTCGCCATGTATCCAAGTAAGTCCAAATCAATCAATCTCGTCATTTATGATCCAAGATGTAGTTTATGGTTTGGAAATACTTTGTAAGAAAAAACAAGACAGTTTTGAATCCAGTGGAGGGCATTCTTGTAAAGACTTAACCGTTTGGCTTGGAGTAGACAAAGTAGTCTATAATGATTACAACACGTCAACGAAAGACTGTGCATGTGAAATTTTTGGTTCACAACAAGCCGCCACTGTCGCATTAAATAATACTTCTTCCGACAAATACATCACTGGTTATTTTCTAGAGCCATCCGATATGAATAAAAGAACTTTTCATTTTCGTTTTAAAAACATGTTTGGGAACTTGTACTTAAATTAATTTTTATATGGTTATTTTCTAGAGCCATCCGATATGAATAAAAGAACTTTTCATTTTCGTTTAAAAACATGTTTGGGACTTGTACTTAAATTAGTTTTTAATTTTCATATGAAAATTAAAAGCACATGCCAATATAAGGAAGAGGAAGTATTGAAAATTTCCCTTTATAATTACATTTTCCAAAACAACAGTCGACCGTAAAAAACCCGCCGCACGATTTGCCGGCTGCAATACATTCTCTGCACGAGTCGTTGACACACAACATATTTTCACGGCATTCAATGCTTAACTGACATTTTAACTTTTCGTGGTTATCGGTTCGTCGCTCAGAGACGAGCGGCGTACCCGATCCCAAAGGGATCGGTCGCCCAATCCCGCGAAGCGGGATTGTGGTACCGCTTTGCGGCGCCTGAAGGGTACCCGATCCCAAAGGGATCGGTCGCCCAATCCCGCTTTGCGGCGCCTGAAGGGTACATTGAAAAGTTAAAATAAAATACCATGTGAAAATAAATGGCATCATATATGTTATTTGATTCGTTATTAAAAACATGTGAAAACAAACCGCCATTAACACATGAACAAAAAATATGGTTAATTGATACTATAAATACAAAATTAAATATTGAAAGTAAGGAAATGCTTTATTTTTTCCTATTGATTTACGATAAGAAATTAGATGTTGCAATTTATGATATAGAAAATATAGATCCAAAATTGCAGAACATGTGGCTAGAGTTTTGCCAAATGTACATCAAGACACACGATAATGAATCCCCGTATTAGAACAGTTTCTTTTAATATCGACACATTTGGGCAAATTGGCTTTGTAAATTTGATAAATGGCGGGATAGTTTAACGCGGGTAATATCGGTATACCTTCCCAGTCGTTTAACTTTCCGTCGTAATCAATCCGTATTGGAGCTTGCGGTTGATATATTTTCAGCTGTTTGTTTAATATGTCATTAAATGGATAAGGTAACAACGCAGAACTGTGGTATGGTAGTATACATAAAAGTTGAAAATAAGGATCTGATTTAATCTGAAATTCATACTGGTATTCTGCTAATGGAGGAGAATTGCCATCATACTCGAGAAGATCTATAGGGGTTGGGGCGTATTGATGCGGATAATAAAAATTCCAGTCGACAGAATCAACTCCTTGGAGGTAGTATTTCAAGACCCATTCCATCTCTTTGATATACAAACCAGCAATATTGTTATTTATCGCATGTTGTTTAGAATAAGTTTTGTAATACCGCTTTGCGGCGCCCAAAGGGTACACGTCTGGAGATTCTTCCAGGACTTGGTTCAACAACGGATCTTTATACCCGTAATTTCTAATCTTGTAGTGTCGAATAGCATGAGTGCTAATATTGCGCAATATAAAAGTAAAAATCTCCTTTAAAACGGAAATGTCAATTTCCAAGCTTTGCGGCGCCCGAAGGGTAACAATCCTCAAGTTAGACTTGAAATAATATTGAAGTAAAAGATCCAGTCCGCCGTCGTAAATATTTAAAAGAGGAATTTGAGGCATAAAGTCGTTTCCTACAAAAAAACATAAAACAATGAAATCGAAAATAACAGACTGTTCAGCTGTTCCCATAGATTCCAACAGGTTGCGTGTCGATATAATATCGATAATCATTTGAGATCCTAAATCTTCTCTTAAAACATAAATTTTATTAGGAACATATGTCGTTGCCAACAACGACAACATTATTAAATCAGAATCGTTTCCAGAAATTATTACATCTTGGTCTTTAGAAAGATTTACACTTCTTAAAAAATTATAAAGCTTATGTTCACCTTCTCCTGGGACAGATGAATCTAAAAAATATAATGATGTAATGTTCAGCCATTTTGTTTTTAATTTTTCATTCAAAGCGTTATGTAGATACTTACCGAGATTGTACATAAACTCAGTCCCTGGAGAGATACAGTTTGGATCAAACCCGTTTACGGATTTTGTGCTTAAAAATCGTCTTTGTCTTTGTTGTATTTGTTTGGAAAGCGGCGCAACCCCGTCAATAGCTATAACTATACTTGTCGGGTTCGTTGAAACAACGAGCGAATCTATTGTTTCAAGCACGTCTGCAAACACCAATTCTTCGTTAGATATTTTGCTAGCCACGGATAAGTTACGTTTGCCAACGCGGGATTTACCAAGACATTTCTTTTTTATAAGTTTAAACGGCTCAGATTTACCATATTTGTAGATTTTTTGGCAACAGCTATGAATTATACCATTCAAATCCAACATTAAACATGTGTTGCTCAAAGATATCTTTTCATCATATTTTTGAATAGTTTTTGGAAAAGTTTTCTTGTACCATTTAAAAAAATATTTTATTCCCATCTTTTATTATCTGTCATATATTAATTTTATCTTTTTAAAAAGATAAAATTAGCCTTATTGGTCTGAATGTTCTGAATGTCTGTGTTTTTGCTTGGGTTTTTGTTTTGGTTCTGGTTCTACGTAAACGGGTGCATCGTGCTTGGGTTCTGGGTTTTGGGTTTTGGTTCTACGTGTTTTGGGTTTTGGTTCAGGCTCTACCCTTGGGGCGCCGCTAAGCGGTACCGGTTCGTCGCGGAGCGACGAACGGCGACCGATCCCTTTGGGATCGGGTACGTGCTTGGGTTTTTGTTCAGGTTCGGGTTCGAAGCAGAAATGAAGATATTTCTGATACTTTGCATATGTTAGTTCCGACGTCGAGTCAGGACTAATTTGAAAAAGCTGTCTTAGATTTTCATCATAGTTGATAATGTTGCGTTTGGGATATCCTTGCAACTCGTTCTTTCCAATATAATTATTAATGATCTTTGTTACACTGTTTCGCGATTGGGTATTCTCCTCGGGATTGTTCTTATCCAAGTCAAAAATTGCAGCAAATTTGTCAGAAATCATCTTTTTTTTCTGCAAACCTGTAGGTTTGCGATCCGCAGATTGTTCTTGAACATTTTCACCCTTTTTCTTCCCGAACGTTAGGATTTTATATTTTACAAGAAATTTTTGAGCTTCTTTAAGATCTCTGAGGGTGTCTTTTGTCCCTTTCTTAATAGAAGCGACATCTTGTGGTTTCGCTATATATCCTTTCTTACTTGTTTCGCTTTGCAATTCAATCACCTTATCTAAAGATATCAAACATTGGCTTATATTCTCGGTAATTTTATTGAAGTAATTCATCGACGATTCGCGATTTTTTTGGCCTTTCTTAATAGAGGTCGGTTCCTCAATTATTTTGGGTTCAGTTACAAACATATTTATAATATTATTATATCCTTTAATATTTTCATTTTTTAAAATTATGATCCAGACTACCTTCAATTTTTAATCTAAAAATTAAATGGTATAAATGTTTTATGATGGTAAATTGCCTTTATATCTAAGGTAATCCAACCAATAATATAACCAAACATATTGATATCACATAATAATCTTTGTAATGGAGGCCATATAGTAACCAAACAAACGTTAGCATATCGTGAATTCCAACTCTGATTTTTTCATGCTCTCTTGTTCGAAACAGCGCTATTACGAGCGCGATGGCAAGAATTGTAGAAATTAATCTATGATCCATTTGTTTATTTACACCGCTTTAAATTTAATTTCAATACTGAAATTAAATCTTCAGTGTTCGCTGATGTACAACTCTGCTTCCGAAAGCGTACGGTAGATATATTTAGAATTTATGTTAAAGATCCGATTGTACATCATGAAGATATTTAATTCGATTATGAAAGTTTGATGTGGAATAACGCACCATTTAGTTTTCACATCTGTGTATGAAGGTGTAAACAACTGTCTAGATTTTTTATGGTTTAAAATACCAATCTTTTCTTTAGAAAAAATTTCTTTAGGAATCTTTTCAATATCTAGATAAACCTGTAAAATTTTATATGCTTTTTCAGGGCCTATACCATGTATATTTTTATTATAATCAGTTCCACACATGATACAAAAATCCTTAAATTGAATTTCATCCATATCTAGTGCTTTTAAAACTTTAAATTTGGAAATTTCAGTAAATGCTTCTTCTTTGGCGCTAAAGTTAGTTATAATTTTCGTGTCTTTGCCAGTGTTGTAGGCTAAAACGTCTGTATCTTCTGAAACTATAAAGTCAATTTGATTCGAATAAAATAAATTTGCACATTCTGCTTCTGCTTCGCCTTTGCTCTGGATGTAATCAATGTGCATGATATCAAATGCTTTTTTAAGAAGACAAATATCGTCCGACGTTATTATTATTTCGTATTTACGTCGGGCATCTATAATATTTGGAATGGATTTAAGCGTTGATTTTGACAACAATTCTTGTAATAAAGGTGGCATTTCTCCTGTTGTTTCATAAGTTGTGTAAGATTCTTGCAACATGTTGGTTTTTTGAACCATTTTTTCTCGTTGATCCCGTCTTCCGGCCAATGTAGCATATTTTTCAGGAGGAGACTGACCTTCAAATACAAATATTGGATGAATATTCCAATTTCTCAAAAAACTTATTAAATTTATAAAACATCCAATCCAATTATTATCTTGATGCACGCTTTTAAATTTATATAAAAATAACGGTGTATCTATAGCTATTTTTTTATATTCCAATTTAGATATATGAAAGGTTTCATAGACCGTAAATTTTTTTAAAAATTTATTGAGACTTTTAATACCCATTTGTTTATTGCATGTTTTTCAACATACATATTCATTTTACTGATTGATGCCACACGAATACATTTTACGTTACCGTGATTTTACATGTATATCGAACAATCAAAATATATAAAATTAAAAGGATAATTATAGCCAAAATATACAGAGTTTTATCAGTGTCGTATAATTTACTGCACACTGGACATGTTTCAATATGATGTGCAATTGTAACACAATTGAGTGACGACGGATGTTGTGATGTAGGAGTAGGAGGTGCTTCATAACCAAATATATCGGCGCCAGAATGGTACCCGGCTGTGTATCCACTGTTATTTAAAATGTTGTTTTTATTTTCCAGGACCCTAATACCCTTGTGTGGAGTTGGTCTAGGATAAATAGGTGTTGTAATTGGTTTCATTTATTATGTAGCCTTTGTACATGTAAACATAGGATGTTTACATCATATGTAAACATACATCCAATAAAGTATAAAATACATATGAGAACTAATAAAGATGAGCGACTACGATGAGTATGAATACGACGATGACGAAGGAGGCTTTGCTAATGAATGGAATGCGTATGAAAGAACTGGAGGCGGAGATGTTGGTCTTGGTCTGGGAGCAGCTATCGATCTGAAGAGAGGAGGATACACTCCAGAAGAAAAATTTAAACTTATCGCCGTTTCAACTGTATCACATATGAACGAAACGACAGAAGTTTTAAGCAGGGAAGGAATAGCACATATGTTAGAAATGGCTGGAAAACTTCCAGATCTTGAATATAAAAACCCATCTGCGTTTGTTATGGGTTACATTGTGGGGTTGAGATCAAATTTTACCACGCTTGAAATTGACCGCAAAAGTCTCGAGTCCATGTTCAAGATAAATGAGAATATTGCAGGAAAAATATCTTCTAAAATTTCACATTCAGATATCATAAGATATACTCGTCTTTGTCTGATTTCGAAAATTAAGTAATCTTGTTTTAAGGGTGATGTGTCCTTAAAACAAATAAAGCGATCGGTAGTATGTAAAGTTTAGTAAATAAATGATTGAATACATCTTTATAATGTGTCTTATTCTATTTGGAATATTGGCAGTTGACAAACAAAAAAAAAGGCTGAGAGAAAATTTTGAACCAATCGATTTCTATAACAATATAGGATCTTTGTATGGATACAAACCAGAAGGATATGATACGACACCATTACCAACTATTACAACATGTGCTGATAATGGATTGTTGGGTATGAACAGATGGAATGTTGGGACTTGTCTTTTAAACACCGGGGACGAAGGAGAAACAGCAACACGCCGATTACTTGGGAATGCAAATCCAAGGACATTAATACCTCCAATTATACCTCCGCCAATTACTGATATAAAGCATTGGGGGACCGATAATTACACCATCCATTCGGCAACCAATAATCACGTGGCAGATGAACTCTATTTGTCTGGCTATGTTACATTGGACACTTGCATGTGCAAAGGCCAATGCCAATGCTTAGTAGAAAGATTTTCTCCACAAATTTTACAAAATTATGGTATATCGACGGTTCCAGAAAAAAAGGTCTATTCAAGCATTACGGATGAAATTTTCCGAGAACCAAAACGGACTTTTAATTTGGATTATATTACCGGAGATGAACCTAGTATGATTTATGATCCAAGAGCATTTGGCCACTCTGACCCAAAAAGAGCATATATTGACAAACTCTTGGGTCAGCCTAAATTTTACTACGATGATATCAATGCAGCAAGAGCCCCTAATTATATTACACGCAACAAGATTGATATTTATTCTTTTGGCGAAACAACAGGACGGCTTAAACCACCATGCGAATCGTATGGTAATAATAACCAGCTGGCTGTAGAAGAATTTCACAATTCCGCTCTTCTTCATCGAGCAGACTTGATGCAATCTCTTATGAATAAGAGGAATGGAGAGATGCGACAACTCAGAGAATTCCCAATCAATACCAACGGACAACGTATGCTTGGCGGAAGGTCCAAGATTTAAATCTCCATACTTTATCGATAACCAGTTTAAGCCTTCCGCCGGGCATACGTATAAGAATCTGGCCTGCGAACATTCAGCGCAGTTTTTCTGATATATTCGACTTCTCGAGACGTTTCCATTCAAATTAGGAGAATTTGAGTTTTAATACTCTAAGAGTATTAAAACAATGTTCTCGACTTGTGCCAAAGATTCGAATATCGCAAGTCTCAACCTTCGCAAAAAGTGCAAATGTCGAGGCCGATTTTATCAACGCTTAAAATTTTACTTGATCGATAATAATAAAGTGTTTTTAGTCCATATTTCCAAGCATTAATATGTACAGAATGTACATAAGATTTTGTAGCGTTTGGGTGGAAAAACAAGCTAATAGACTGAGACTGGTCGATATACTTTTGTCTAGCCGCAGCCAATCTGATTAAAACACCCTGATCAATTTCATCCCAACATTTAAAAACCTTTTTTTCTTCATTTGTCAAAATATTTAAATGTTGAACTGATCCATTTGTACCTTTAATATTTTGAAAAATATTCTGTAGTTCGGCCTTGTTTGAAACACGGGTTTCGAGGAGTTGTTTTAAATGCTTATTATACGTGATGTGCGATCCCGACAATGTATCTTGTTTATAGACGTTTGCTCTAAATGGTTCGCAACTAGGAGACGTATTGCCCATAATAATTGAGCTTGTTGCATTTGGGGCTATAGCCATCATGTGGCTAAAACGTTTTCCTGTGCCTGCGCAATCCGGAGCTTCGCCGCGTTGCGATCCCAACACCAAATTAACCTTTTTTAAATTGGTTGAAATGGTCTTAAAAATCTGGTTGTTGATGTGATAAGCCTCCATGCTTTCGAGGCTGATGTGTTTAGCCTGTAAATACGAGTGAAACCCCAGAGCTCCAATGCCGATTGCTCTTTCTCGCGTCGCAGAATAGATCGCCCTTTGAAGTGTTTTTGGAGCGTGATCTATGAAATACTGAAGAACGTTGTCTAAATATGTTGCCACGTCTAGATAAAACTGTTCGTTTTTGGACCACTGATCGTAATAATCTAGATTTAAAGAGGCCAAACAGCACACGGCCGTTCTCTTTTCATCAGTCGCGAGTGTAATTTCAGAACACAAATTGCTTTGTTTTACGGTCAACCCCATATTTTTCTGAGACTCTGGTAGTGCTTTTTGTGAGGTGTCAATAAAATGTAAATATGGTTCTCCAGTTTCAGCTCTCGTTTCTAATATATTTTGCCACAGCTCTTTTACACTAACTGTTTTACATGTCTCATTTGTGTGCGGATCTACAAGATCCCATTCGTCGACGTATTTCAAAAATGTGTTTAGCGTTCGATCTTGCAGTTGAATATCTAACTCCTTGAGTTTCTTGGCAATTTCGTCGACATCTTTTAATTTGGAAAACGTTGAGATTATTTCAACGCGCCTCATAAAATCGTCAGTGATGTTAATACCGTTATGAATATTCCTAAGTTTATAATTGGGGTCTCCGCTTACTCTGCGTGTATTTAAAAATTCATAAATTTCTGGATGATTGATATTTAAATAGGCCGCGTATGATCCGCGGCGCGTTTGGCCTTGTTTATAAGCAGTGCAAGAAGCGTCATATGTACGTAAATGTGCAATGACGCCTGTCGATTTCGCGTCTGCTTGTCTGATGCCAACCCCGATTCCAATACCTCCTCCAACAACAGACAATTCGCTTACTTCTGCCCACGTATCAATCAAGCCACGAGTCGTATCTGGCAGATAAGCAAGGAAACATGATATTGGCAATCCTTGTTTTGAGCCTCCAAAACTCAGCTGAGGTGAACTTGGACTTAACCAATGCGACGACATGTAATCGTATAAACGTTGAGCTAGTTTGTCGTCTTGGTTGGAAAATACACTGCATATATACGAAAATCTTTCTTGCGGGCTTGTTTCTTCTGCTTTCATATATGATTCTTTAAGACGAATCATACCTAACGTGTCGAATAACACATCTTTACTTAAATCAATATTGATCATGGTTTATTAAAGTCTTTAATAAAACTTGAAATTTCAATTTTTGACTCGCAGATCGTTATTAATGGTTCCGAACCCGATTGGTAAAATCGGGATGTTGTTGTGCATAATATTGATTGTTAGGATTTTGCTCCAATTTAATACTCCATCTGGAAGTTTAATTAATTTATTACGATCTAATCTGACATGTATTAGATTAACCAAATTCCCAACTGTATCTGGGACCAAATCAAGCTGGTTGTTAGACAAATCCAAACGTATTAAATTAACCAAATTCCCAACTGTATCTGGAACCAAAGCAAGCTGGTTGTTAGACAAATCCAAATGTGTGAGATTAACCAAATTCCCAACTGTATCTGGAACCAAAGCAAGCTGGTTGTTAGACAAATCCAAATGTGTGAGATTAACCAAATTCCCAACCGTGTCTGGTACCAAAGCAAGCTGGTTGTTAGACAAATCCAAATGTGTTAGATTAACCAAATTCCCAATCGTGTCTGGGACCAAAGCTAGTTGTTGGTTACCGGACAAATTCAAACATGTTAGATTAACCAAATTCCCAATCGTGTCTGGGACCAAAGCCAGTTGGTTATCGTTTGCTCTAAGTTTTTTCAAAGAAGTCAACTTCCCAATCGAATCTGGAAAACTAGCCAATTCGTTGCCAGACAGGTTTAGATTCGTTAAAGAAGGCAACTCCCAGATCGAATTTGGGAGCAGTGTCAGCCGATTGTCGCATAGGGTTACGGAAATTAAAGAGGTCAACTTGCCGATCGAATCTGGGAGCAATGTAATTTGATTGTTGGACAGGTTTATGGTAATTAAAGAGGTCAACTTGCCGATCGAATCTGGGAGAATCGTCAGCTGATTATGAGACAAAACCAAATGTGTTACATGTGTCAACTCTCCAATAGTATCAGGAAGTAGAGTAAGTTGTTTGCCGTGCAAATTCAAAAACGTAGACAAGTCACGAGTCATTATTTATTATTGTTTTTTGGAGGTTTAAGATTTATTATTTTTAAATATATAAATGAGAATTTTATTTGTTTTATTAGTTATTGGATATGTATATTCACAGTGTACCCAAGAGTACTCTCCATGTGAAACCTCCTTCAAATGTTGCGACAATATGGGATGTATCCAAGGAGCATGCCAAAAATGTATTTTTACCGGTAGTTCATGCGGCGTTTTCCACCGCATGGGATGTTGTTTTGGTGAGTGCCACTATTCCGGATTTTTTACTGGAACATGTGGTTAATAAATGAATGTTGATAAAAAGCTAATACTACTAGATCTGGATAACACCTTAATATGCGCTGAAGATTTAGACACCTGTAACCCGAGTTCATTAGAGAAAGCAAAAAAAAACCTGCATTGTATTCGTATGGAAGATTACTACGATATTTTTGAAAGACCGCATTTACAGGATTTTTTATCGTTCATATTCCAGAATTTTAAAGTTGGAATTTGGACAGCGTCTTCCAAAGCGTATGCCATCTTTATTGTTAAAAATTTTATTTTGAAGGAAGGTATGAAGCGTAACCTCGAAATATTTTTATGCTCATATCATTGCAATGTATCTAAACGCAAATTTAAAATATCGAAAGATTTAAATTTCATAGAAAACAAAAACGTTATTTTAATTGACGATTTGGAAGAGTTATCAACACACCAACCAGATAAAGTAATACAAGTAAAACCCTTTTTCTTCGACGAAGAATCTGCGTCGTCTGACCAAGAACTTTTAAAAGTTAAAGATATCTTAAAAACTCGCTATTTGTAATTTTATGGTTTTAAACCATAAAATGTTTAATTTTCAATAAAAATCCTATTCGGAGCATATCCTTTTAATAATTTGTCCGTTTCCAAGAGTTTATATTTATGTTTCACCATATCTATAAACTCTTTTTTATTATGGGTAATTTTACCAGAGAACGCGTTAATATACCACACTTTAAAATTAATGTACATATCATCAAATAATATTCTGTCTTTATCGATGTCTGTTTTTATGTACGAATCCTCCATAAAGTACGCTAAAACATCGCATTTGGTTTGATATTTGATCTTTGCGTCGTTAACCTTGTCTGGAATGGTCGCGTCGTACGTACCTGCTCTACGCTTCATTTCTTTGTCAATCAAAACCTGCGCCAAATACCACCCCAACGCAACCGCCAATTTTTTCATACGTTTTGGCAATGTAATTTCTGTATCACATAGGAACCTTTTACTTTCAATTTGTTCCTCTTCGGTAGGAGGGCACTTTTCTTGCGAAACAAACTTTGATTCGAAAGGTATTATACGTATTCTATCCCATGTTGCATCGTCAACATCTTTTAACCCTGGAAGTTCATTACAAATACAAAGCATTTTAAACATCGGTGTAAAATCGGTAGAATCTTGCCCACGTTGAAACAGATCGCGACACGGCAACGAATCTTCGCCGGTTAAAACTTTCAACGACCCGCAATCAATCTGTTCGCTTTTTCGGAATTCATCGAACACCCCCCACCGAACACCCCCTCGCAACCTAGTTAGTTGTGGGTTTGGTTGTCCCGGTTGAATACGATCTGTCAAAAGACTTGTAGATAATTTAATTGCCATGTTCTTACCGATCATCGTTTCGAAGAGTTTTTGTGTGACCGATTTACCGTTGTTGCCAGTTCCTGTCCAAAACATGGCAATTTTATCCCTGTTTCCTCCTCTAAAGAATTCGCACGCTTGATCAATAAAATACTTGCGAATGTTGGCGTCTGGAAAAATTTTGAACAAAAAGTGTTCTAGTTCTTGGACTCTGCTGGAGGACATTGTTAATTTTTCGTTGTATTCTACACCTAGTGTTTTAGATAAATAATCGGTGTGCAATCCTTGTCTGAAACATAAACGTTCGCAATCAAATACACCATTTGCAAAGGCAATGAGCTGTGGGTCCTGGTCCAACAACTCGCTAAATTGTTCATCGTAAAACAACACTTCACACATTTTCAAAATGCCATTTTGAGGAGCATAGTTTTCAAGCTTGTTAACAGCCTTGTTAATATCAGAAAGTTTTTTAACTAAAATAACTTTGTCTTTCTTATCCAACTCTTCTTTTTCGTCGTCTTCCTTTGGGTATAAAAGTTCAAGAATTTTATTTCTAAATTTTTTATACATACCGGACATTTGTTCAAGTTTGAATCTAAAGTTCTTAAGGACTTTGACTTCCTTCCAGATTATGCCGTTAAATTTATGCCATCCTAAATCGGAATATATATATTCTCCGCTGTAAACATCAAGTAAAACTCTTGCTAAAGTCGCGTCGGTTGTTAATATTTCTGTTTGTATAAAATCTTGTTCAAGATTAAGCCCATGTTGTTTTTCTACAAATTCGATATACTTGGCCTGATTGTCCAGTTTTGCAAAATATTTAAGCGAAGCCAAACTTTTTTTGGCGCCGTTTTTTGGCTTCATCGAATTCCAAACTTGGATACATTTATCTTCGTCATACTTGTCGCTCTTGGTGCTCCATTTATCCCACAATTTAAACGCTTCTGGAGACCCATTACCAACATTGTACAAAATTATACCAATTTCCCACCAAGTGTGGTATTCGTTTGCTCGCAACGGATTAATAATTTTAAGAAGAGATGCTGCAATCGTTAGACTATTTGGGTCGACATCGTCAGATTTCAAGTCTTGTCGCAGCCTAGCCTTGTTTGGGGCGTCAATCGGAGTTTCAGACTTTACATGATAAATTTTCTTTTTTATAGGCGAAATGCTCAACAGCCTGGGCAACAAGTCCAAAACATTACTTTCGTCAACATGTATACGCTGCTCGTTTTTTGTATAAAAGCTATCCGCTGTAAATGCATCCACGGGTGTAATTATTTTCAAGTCGTGGTTGTAAATTTCAGTCATGGTATATGGCTTGAGAAGTTCGTTTTTTGCGCTGCCATACATCAACCAACATTTGTCCGTTACATCGTCGACAAATTTATCAGGAGAGTCTGTATGATTGCTGAATAACTTTTTCCCAGAACTTTTAAGACGAACGTCCTTGATTTTTTCTTTTATTCGCGGCATTATGGTATTTTTTATTCTTATACCTTCGGCAAACAGATACGGGAAGTGGAGGTGGAACCCGTTTTTTAAATTTCCGTCGATATAATATGGTTTCTTTTCAAGCACCACACATATCAACGAGTTATTGGTCCAATTAACAACGGTTTCTTTAATCGATGTTTGAAAACACTCTACAACCGTCTGAAGTTCTTCAGACGTGTACAGAGTTCTGCGTTTTAGGCCCTTTACAGAGGATGTTTCGACTGGTATTTTAATATCAATATCTCCTAACAAAACCGTATAATCACCTTGTTTTTCAGCCAAACATAATTTTATGTTGTCGTCCTTCAAGTTTTGATAAATGTTAAAAAACTTATCGTCTTTCGACGAAGATAAATAAAACCTTCCTTTATTGTTGTTTCCCATTGAAACATGGGTATAATGGCCATTTACTTTTGTATCGTTAAGCAAGGTATAAATAGACTTAGTATGGGTTTGATTCATCATATTTATTTAAACTTTTTTTGAAAATAATAAAATCAATTTACATTAAACGAAGGTGTTTTTTTATAATCGCTTCCCTTTCTACCAATCGTGGAGCATTTGATATAATTTCAATGTTTTTTAAACATGGCATATACGGTAGAAATTCTTCCAATAAAACATTTATATTTCTATCAGTTGTTTTCACTTTTAAAGTGCAAAGATTTGGAAATTTTTTAAACAAATCCAAATATACTCCTAATATACTTCTATACGCGCTCTCATCTGCAATTTCCAATGTGATGACTGTAGGAAATACCCCTTCTCTAGAGATAGCGGTTTCGACGGTCGAGCTATCAATATCCGTTTTGTTGAGAGTAAACAATAAAGACCTGATACCGCTTTGCGGCGCCCGAAGGGTAGACGTCGGAAACTGCCTAAACATCTCAAACATGCTGCAAATTTGTATTTCATTAAATGAAAAAGAATTTACTTGCGCTTTTTCACCGTCTATAATCAGAGGAATGTCTCCGTAATGAAACTTATCCAATTTCATTTCTTCAATAATAAATTTCAGTACACGACCACCATCAAAGTCAAACGGTAAACTGTGGATCCTCAGGTCCTTTAAATAGTTAAACTGCGATCTTAAAAAAGTAGTCCTTGATGTTCTGATACCAACATACCAGTGAAATGTCATCACTGTAGTTTCCAACTTTCGAATATGATAATTAAACTCGTCAGAGTCAAAATAACTTCCTGTTCCAATACCATTCAAAATAATAGTGTCTATATTTTCGAGCGTTTGAACCAATTGATTAAATTCTTCGTGATCGAACCCATTCCATGTCCAATCGTCGTTGGATACTGTAAGTTTCACAATACTTGGTTTCGATTTGAATACTCTAAACAATGGCCCTGAACACTTTTCGAATGTTATTTCGGTTAGATTTTTCAAATCATTACCTGTACGGAGCCGTGAAGCGGTACCAACATCTACTATTTTACATTTTTTAAGGATAAGTGTTTGTAATGATACAAATCCAGTTAGGAACGATAAAATGTCTTGAAAACGTACATGTACGTTTTCAAGCTCTAAAATTTGTACATGTGCTTTATTTGGAACGAAAGGCAATTTTCGGGTATTGGAAGACACATTTTTAAAAGGAATTTCACGTAACGATTGAGGTATTTTTTTATCACATTTAAATCTTAGCATTAAATGTTTTGAATTGGCCATTATTATAGCCAAATATTTAGATGTATTCATTACATTCCATAATTCAGAATTGTCTAAATATTTAAATATATTTAACCAAATATGATCTGGTAAAATGTTCATTTATTTTCTTTTTTTAATTTAATTTAAAAGTAACAAGATCCATACACAAAGCAACTTTCAAGGCCAGATTGGAAATAATAAACATGCAATATCACAATATACAACGTTCAAATCAGTGCGACGAATGGCTCGATGACAAGACTCGCAATCCAAAAACTGGGAGAGCTATTAAGGTTGACGGACCTTTATATAAGCAGTTAGAAAAAGAATGTGAG